CGCGCCGGATCAAATCCAGGTCGGCGTGAATGTCTATGAGGCCGACTACGACCAGGATAACTCGAAAAGATTTTCGGACGTTTTTGTCAAAGGCCAAACCTCTGGCGCGAACGGCAACCACGCCAGCGTGCCCGCGCCGATCACGCCGGCGACGGCGCCTGGTGTGGATGCCCCTGGCGAGGAAGCGGAGGAGGCAGAGGCTTCCGGCATCGTCATGACCGGGCACGCGCAGGATACGCAGATCACCAGGTGGCGGCCGGACGTGCGCATGGTGAAGACGCAATCCGGCAGTTCAACGGTGCAGGAGCAGGCTGAATGGCATGTCAGGGTGGATCGCGGCACCGCCACGAAGACGGCCTACAAGGTGCTCGACTGGCGCGCCGGCACAGCCAACGCGCTGTGGCGGCCGAACCAACTGACGGCGGTGTACGATCCCTTCGCCGAAATCGACTGCGACATGCTGATCGAGCAGGTGGAATATCTCTACAGCGAAAAGGAGGGCGCGGTAACCATGCTGCGCATCGTGCCGCCAGCTGCCTACGAGCGGATTAACGAGAGCTCGCGCCAGCAGTCGCGCCACGGGCAAAAGAGCCGCAAATGATCGTGCGCCGGCCGACCCGAATGATTGCCGCGGCGTTGCGCATCGACGGTGCAATTTTCGCTCTGGCGCCGCCAGCGAGGCACCACGACGTCATGCGTCATTTTCGGCTGCTGCCGAGCCCTGATGAGCAGGGCTTTCTAACCGACCTGGGCACCTACGCGACACGCCATGCCGCTTTAGAAATTGCGCGTAAGGCGCGACAGATGATCCGCTTGGCCACCGCGCCCTCGCACGGGCTATTTTCGGAAGACGTTTGGTGAGCGACCCGCATACGGCCGAGGTGTTTGACCGGCGCACGCACACCACGCGCGGCCTGGTTGTCGCAGTAAACGATGAGGGCTGCGTCCAGACGATGGACGTAAAGACGCATGACGGCGTGGTGCGCCAAGGTGCGGAGGTGCACCAGTTCTGGGGCTTTTCCGCTAATCCTCCCGCGAACGGCGCGGTGGTGGTGATGATCGCCAACGGCGGCGACCCGAGCGACATGATCGCCCTGCCGGCCGCCGTCGCCTTCGCGCGGCTCGGCGGCTTGCAGCCTGGCGAGACCGCTATCTACGGCGTCGACGGCACCCGCGTTCATATCAAGATTGGCGGCATCGTCGAAATCCTGGCCGCCACACAGGTGCTGGTGAATGCGCCGGCGGTGAATATCACCGCGCCTGGCGACGGCTGCTCGATCAACGGCACATTCACCGTCGCCGGCGACACCACCATCACCGGCAGCGTGACGATCAACGGCGACGCGCATATCACCGGAAACCTGCAGGTGGACGGCAATATCAACGCGGACGGCACCGATACTGGCGACACGCCTTAGCTCCCACCTACGGCGGTAGGTATTACGGCCCGCTCGCGCGCGCGCGAACGTGGCGACCGTCAATCACCGCTAACTGGACCCGATGCCGCTCGACATCGCCCTTGCCTATAACCCGGCGATTGCCGGCTGCGACGTGGTCTTCAACGGCACCGATTTCGCCGTCGATACCACGTTCGCGACGCCGGTTTTCATGGCGCTAGGGTGCCAGCGGCGCGCGCATCCTGACGATGCCCTTCCCAGCGCCCGCACGCAGTTTGCCGCGCAGGTTTCGCCCCTCAATCCAGAGCGCGGCTGGGCGGGCGATTTCATTGATCCGCTCGGCGAGCTGACCGGCAGCCGCCAGTGGATACTTCAGGGCATGAAGCATCTGGAGAGCACCCGCGCTCTCGCGATTTCGATCGATACCGAGGCGCTCACACCACTGAGCAAACGCTACGGCATTTCCATCGAAATCGATGTGCAATGGCTGAACAAGAACACGTTGGCGCACCGCTACGTCGTCGGCGGCCAGAAGATTGTGCTGCCGCAGGTCGTGGGCCAGTAAATGCCCTGGCCGATCCTTACGCCGGCCACAATCGCCAGCAACGCGGCGGCGATTTATGAAGGTGTGCCGGCGCTCGAGGGTATCGATGCGCGCACAGCCAATTCGGTGGCCGCCGCGAATACCCGAATTATCGGGCTGACCGCCTACGATCTGTATCTCTATCAGGGCTACATAGCGCAGCAGGTCATGCCGGATACGGCCACCGATTGGCTGTATCGGCATGCCAGCATTTGGGGTGTGCCGCAGCTCCAGCCCACGGCCGCCACAGGCAATGGCGTGGCAACCGGTGCGGCCGGCACGAGCATCCCCCAAGGCACTATGGCCACCGGGCCAACCGGCAATCTCTACATCACCAAGGCCACCGTCGCGATCCCGGCCGGTGGCACCACTGTTTCAGTGCCGCTTTCCTCAGTGCTCGGCGGCACCGCCGGCAACCTGCCCGCCGGCACCACGCTGCGGCTTGTTTCGCCGATCGAGGGCCTGACCGCGCAGACGATCGTGCTGGACAGCAATGGTGCAGCGAATGGCACCAACCTCGAAAGCACTTCGTCCTGGCAGAGCCGCATCCTGATCCGCATCCGGACCGGCGGCCAGGGCGGTGCTGCGACCGATTATGTGCAGTGGGCGCAGGCGGCCGGCGCGGGCTACGTGAACGTGGTGCCCGGCTGGGTAGGCGCCGGCAGCGTGGGCGTGATCATCGCGGCACCAGGCGGCGCGGCTGCCAGCACGCAGCTTGTGGCCGCCGTGCAGAGCTACATCGGCACCTATGGCCAGGCGGCCGGCGTGCGGCCGGTGACGGCGCGGGTGATCGTTCTGGCGGCCACGCTGGTGCCGGTGAACGTCAACGTGCAGCTGATCCCCGACACCAGCGCCAACAGGGCTGCCGTGACGCAGGCGCTGGGGCTTTTCTTCGCGCAATTTGCGAACACCGCGCAGCTGCTCCAGCAGCAGCGGCTGGGCACGGCGCCGATCGTTTATTATTCCCGGCTCAATAGCGCGATCATGAGCGTGACGGGTGAGTTCGCCTGTGAACTGAGTGCGCCGGCCGCCGACATTACGGACCTCACCACGGCGCAATTGCCGGTGCTGGGCACGATCACCTGGGAGACCGGCACGTGAGCCGCACTCCCGCCGTCGTGCTGAGCTGCGTCTTTGCCATTCAGCCGAGTGGCTGGGCACTGCCGAATGCTGCCGACAGCATGTGGGCCAATTTTCTGGCGCCAATGTGCGCGCAATGGAGCGCGCTGGAAGCGCAGGCCGAGCAATTCGGCCCCGAAATCGACCCTCGCACCACTGTTCTGCTGCTTCCGGAATGGCAGGCGCTTATGGGGCCCGACCCGTGCGGGCGGGATCAGCTGCTGCTGTCGCAGAGTGATCAGCAGAGCCTCGTCTACCAGCGTTATACGTCCCGCGGCGGCCAATCGATCGCGTATTACACGGCGCTCGCCGCCAAAATGGGCGTGTCGATATCGGTTCGTGAGGGCACATGGTCCCGCGCCGGCATGATGCGCGCCGGCACGCCGGTGAGCGCCCCGGGAAATCAGTTCAACTGGCAGGTGGCACTGCCGCAGACGCGCCTGGTGCCGTTCCGGTCTGGTGCCTCGCAGGCCGGCAACCCGCTCGGCGCATTCACGCCGAACCTTGTGCAATGCGCGATCGCGATCGCGGCACCCGCGCACACCAACGTCGGCTTCGATTACGTCGCCAGCATCGTCGGCGGCTCGATCGGCCTCGAGGACGGCGACGGATCGATCGCGCTCGAGGGCGGCGACGAAATCATCTTGGAGACCACGTAGAAATGGATCGTATCGGACCCGCGGGCGGCAGTCCCACCGGCGCGCTTAGCAACGGCCAGCAGGGCTTTGTGGATGAAAACCTGGCGGCCGGTCAGGAGGGCACTACAGTCGTTTCCGCGTGGCTCAACGCTCTTCAGGAAAGCCTGATGAACCTGCAGGTCGCAGGCGGCGTCACGGTGCCGAATATCGCCGATTTCACACAGATCACCACGGCGATTATCGGCTTAATCGCAGCCCAATTTGGACTCGCTGTCAGCGGGACCACCTGGTCGAACAGCGCCTGGTCGTTTTCCATTCCGATGCCGGGCGGCACGCCACTGATCGTTCAGGGTTTCCACGCTGGGCTCCAGGCCGGGCAGGAAAGTGTGAGTTGGCCCCTGCCCACCACGCTGGGGATCGTTGGGATCGGCTTTATAGCGGGCTTCGCGACCGACGGTGGTGAAGACGCCTACTCCTACGCCGTTTCGCCGGGCCCGGATAATTCGCACGCCACAATCTATTGCCCGACGACGCAGCCGATAGGCGGAAGTTTCGCGGCCCGCGGGGTGTGCGGTTGCAGCGTCATCGTGATCGGAAGCTAAAATCATGGCGAAATACGCGACATTCGACGGCACGGGTCGGGCGACCGGTTTTTTTGATACGTGGGCCGGAGCAATACCCAGCGGAGCAGTGCCGATCACCAAGGCGCAATTCGCTGCACTCATTGCGGCGCCCGCCACCGCTACCTTGGTGGATGGCGCGCTGGGCACTTATAGCGGCGGCGCGTTCACGCCGTCGCTCGCCCAGCAGGCGAAGCTGGCCATCGCCGCCGGCCTGGCCATCACCAGCACCGGCTCCGCTTCCGCACTGGACGGCACCTACGCGCTGGACACCACCACGATCGGCCTCGCTGCTGACCTGGCCGCGCTGATCGCCGCGAATGGTGGGGCATTTCCCCGCGGAGCTTCCACGTGGAGCTGGCCGGACGCGAGCGGCGCACTGCACGTCTTCACGGCCGCCAGCACCTTCGTGGCCTTCTACCACGCACTGGCCGCCTACCGCCTGGCGCTTTTCGCCGTGATGTGGGGCACCGGCACCTCGCTGCCGGCGGCCACGGCGACGATCCCCTGAGCTGGAAAGGAAATCGCTGATCATGGCGCAGTACGTCCGCACAAACGCTGAAGGCCGCCCGACCGGGTTTTTCAACATTCCCACGGGGGGCAAGGTGCCGGCCAACGCGGTGGAGGTGACCAGCGAGCAATACGCTGAGCTATGGTCGAACCGCTTCAACAGCACCTTTCTCAATGGGAAGGTGACGCTTGGCCCAGCCACCGTCGCAGGCAAGCCGCCAGCTGCTGCGATGCAGGCGCGGCGCGCGCTCGGCGCAGGCCTCACGATATCCAGCACGGCATTCGGCGCTGCGTTGAATGGCACCTATTCGATCGAGGACCGGCGCGTGAGCATCGCAGCCGATCTGGCGACGCTGATCACCGCCGGCGGTTCTTTCCCGAAGGGTGCCCCCAGCTGGGTCTGGCCGGATATCCAAGGGCGCCCGCACGTTTTCACGTCGCCCTCGGTCTTCGTGGCTTTCTATCACGCGCTGGCCGCCTACCGGCTGGTGCTGACCGCGCTGATCGATGGTGCGCCCGGCGAGCTGCCGCCGGCGACGGCCGCGATCCCCTGATGCCAGCAGCCAGCCTACCGCTGAAAGCCGGTGCCAGCCTACAGCTCGGCATGGTGCTTCAGGCCGATGACGGCACGCCGATCGACGTGAGCGCGGCGACGATTTCGTGCGGCTTTCGCGACGGGGTTGGCAACACGTTTCCAAATGGAACC